AGATGGAGTTGGAGACTAGGGATGCAGCAGTTAAGTTGGCTATGAAGGCTCAGGAGCATGCTCAAGATATGCAGCACAAGGCTCAAATGAACCGCCTGGACGCCGCTGTGGCTGACCACAAACAGAAGATTTTCAGTGCCGAAGGCGTGCAGAAGATCGTATTGAATCAGGCTGAAGGTAAACAGAAACTTCAGATGAAGCAGGCTGAGCATCAACAGAAGCTCAAGCAGATGCAACAAACCCCTAAGAAGGAAGCTAAACCTAAGAAATGACTAAGGAAGATTTCTACGACTGGAAAGCCAGTCCTGTAACACAAGCAGTATTTGCTAGTTTACGCGAAATTGAAGAAACCATAAAAGAGACTCTAGCCACTTCTGCTGGAGTCAATCCTGAACAAGATCGGGAACACGTCGGGTATATTAAAGCCCTGCGTGACTTTTATCTCATGAAACCAGAAGACACGGAGGAGTTTCCGCAAGTATGAATTTAGTTCCCCTTTTACACCGAGTCCTTGTTAAGCCAGAAAAGCTTGAGGAATTCAGTGAAGATTATAAGCGGGCCGCAGCTATCGGCCTTACTATCCCCGAACTAGAAAGCGCTAAGCGCGCTCAGGCTAACGTAGATCAAGGTGTTGTAGTCGCCATCGGCGAAACAGCATACAAGGACTATGGGATTGATCCTCCCATCAAAGTTGGTGATGTTGTCAATTGGGCCAAATACGGCGGTAAGCTTTTAGAAGATTACGCAACGAAAGAATTCTACGTTGTGTTAAATGATGAAGACATTATCTGTGTTGTGAAGGAAAAGATGAATGAGTGAAGAACTTAACGAATCTGGTGAAGGCCAATTAGAAGGCCAGGAATCAGAGCAAAATAGTACACCGGAACCTAGTCCTGTTGAATTACAGGCAATTGAATCTGGTTGGGTCCCCAAGGACCAATATAATGGTGAAGAGCATAAGTGGGTAGATGCCGCAGAATTCCTGCGTCGTGGTGAGTTATTCCGCAAGATTGAGAATCAATCGAAGGAACTCAAGGACGTCAAGAAGGCATTAGTAGAACTTAGCAAGCACCACAAGGCTGTGCGGGAAGTCGAGTACAAGCGTGCGCTAGAGACTCTGAAGGCACAGAAGAAGGCTGCTTATGAAGAAGGTGACGTTGATGCAGTGATTGCTGCTGATGAACGTATTGACCTAGTGCGCGAAGAACAACGCGCTTTGAAGCAAGAACCTATTGAACTTGAACAACGCGAAGAAGCTCCTGCTGAATTCGTGGAGTGGCAAGAACGGAATAGTTGGTATGGCACAAGCAAGCCTATGCGGGCATTCGCTGATGCCTTGGGAAATGAACTCCACGCAGCAGGCAAGGCCCCACGCGAAGTTTTAAAGGAAGTGGAAGCGCAAGTTAAGAAGGAATTTGCCCACAAGTTTACCAATCCCAAACAAAACAAACCCAGTGCTGTTGAAGGCGCCTCGCGCGCAGGCAGTGCTGGTAAAGACAGTTATACCTTGACCCCGCTTCAGCGTAGGATGGCTAACCAGTTTATTGCTTCTGGTGCCATCAAGAACATTGAAGAGTATGTCAAGCAACTGAAAGAAGTAGAGTAACTCACCAAGAGAGTAAAGGATCAAATAGATGAACCAATCAAATAAAGAATCGAATAGTCTTTCTAAGGCACCGAGAGGTCGTGTCAGTCGTTCTGATTTAAACAAGAGCGGCAGATTAGCGGTACGTGGCAAAGAGCCAGGATATGTGTACCGTTTTGTGAACGATATTGATGATCGTGTCACTGAGTTTCAAGAGAGGGGTTACGAAGTAGTCCCGCGTGAAGCTGTGCAAATTGGTGATAAGCGCGTGAGTGTTCCTTCAGCTACTGGCTCGTCTAGCCAAGTGTCTGTTGGTCAAGGGACCAAGGCGGTCCTAATGCGGATTAAACAGGAGTGGTACGACGAAGACCGTGCTGTTTATAATGAATCTGTTAATGCTATCGAGCGCGCCACTAAAGAAAAAGCTAAGGATGGCACATACGGCGATTTGACAATCGGCGGTCGTTAAAAACTAATGTGCCATTAAAAATTCTATATTTAATATTGGAGTAATCTAATGGCAAACGTCTCTCGTCTTGGTGGGTTCAAGCCCATTAAGCATCTCAATGGCTCTCCCTATAATGGGCAGTGCAACATCTATGAAATCGTGGCCGGTGACGGCACAGCGGTTAACGTAGGTGATTTAGTCAAGGCCGATAACGGTACAGCAACGGATAACTATCCGACTTGCATCCGTCTTGCGGCTTCCGGTCAAGTAACTACTGGCCTCATTCTCGGTGCTGTTGTTGGTTTTGTGGTTGATCCCACTAACCTCAATACGCCTCAATATCGTGCCGCGTCGACGAAGCGTTATGCTCTCGTTGCTGATGCTTTCGATATTATCTTTGATGTTGCGGATGGCGCTACGTCTCCCACTACAGCTACTCAGATTGGTCTGAATACTGGTGTGACGTGTACAGCCCCGGATACTGTTGTTGGCGTCTCTCAAATGACAACTGGTACAGCATCTCCCACAACAACTGCGGCTCTCCCTCTGAAAGTTATGGCTATTCGTAAGAGTCCTGATAATGAAGTTGGTGCGGCTTATCAACGCCTTGAAGTAATGATTAATCAGCATTACTACATGGGTGGTCAGACAGCCGTCTAAATTTAACTGGAGTAATTACAAATGGCACTTATTAATACTAGTTCCTTTGCCAAGGCCCTCTGGCCCGGCGTCAATGCCTGGTATGGCAAGGAATATGCGGAATATCCCGTGGAATACACGGCTCTGTTCGATACGTTCAAGTCTAGCAAGGCTTGGGAAGAAGATGTCGGTATCTCTTCGTTTGGTTTGGCTGTTCAAAAGGCTGAAGGCGCTCCTATCTCCTACGATAGCGAACGTCAAGGTTTCACGACTCGCTACACGCCTGTTGTGTTCGCCCTTGGCTTCAACATCACTCGTGAAGTTGTGGATGACGACCAATACAACATCGTCGGTCAGCGTAAGGCTCAAGGTCTTGCCTTCTCTATGCGTCAGACAAAGGAAATCGTTGGTGCTAACGTGTACAACCGCGCTACCACTTCCGGTTATACCTACGGTGACGGTAAGACGATGCTTGCTGCGGATCACCCGAACATCAAGGGCGGCACTCAGTCTAATCAACTGGCTACTGCTGCGGACATTTCGGAAGCTGCGCTCGAACAAGCGTGTATCGACATTGCTGGTTTCACTAACGATGCTGGTCTTCTGATCGCTGCTCGTCCCTCGAAACTGATTATCCCGCGCCAACTGGCTTTTGAAGCTAAGCGTATTCTGGGTTCTGATGGTCGCGTTGGCTCGGACCTGAATGACCTGAATGCGTTGAAGACGATGGGTATGATTCCCGAAATGACGGTCAACCACTACTTGACAGATACTGATGCTTGGTTCATCCGTACCACTGTCAAGCATGGTATGAAGTATTTCGAGCGTGATGCTGACTCGTTTGATATGGACAATGACTTCGACACGGAGAATGCTAAGTTTAAGGCTCGTGGCCGTTACGCCTTCGGTATGACCGACTGGCGCGGTGTCTACGGCAGCGTCGGCGCCTAATTAACTTTAGTGGGGGCCTCGGCCCCTTCTTAAACAACTAAAGGAAAATTATGTATATTGTTGATACAAATCCGACAGTAACGAGTAACATCAAGGAACCGTATGTCAAGATTGTCAAGCTCACGTTTGCTGATTTTGCTATCACAACGTCTGTGAAACGACTAGTGGCTTGGCTTCCGGCTGATGCTTCGATCACAGGTTTTGAATACTGGAACAAGACAAAGTTAGCTGGTAACTCTATTGATGGAGCCACACTTAGTTTAGGCACAGCAAGCGGTGGTACTCAATTTGTGAGTGCATTTGATGTGTTCACGACTGTGGGTACAAACGCGGTCTTGTCGCCCGTGACTGGTATCTACCAGCCCTATGCGGTTCCGCTTGGTGGCGATATTCCGATCTGGACTGCGGGTCTTACGACTACAGGCACTCCGACAAGCGGTGAAATCTACTTGCTTATCAAATACATTCGTTAATCTCGGACTATAAAAACAAAAAGGGAGTCTCTTTGAATAAAAGGATTCCCTTTTCTATTAAAGGATATTTAAAATGAATGTTACTTCTGCTCCGCCGAAGAATCGCACTGTACTCACTGCTTTTGCTAATCCGGCCTCCTCGGGTTCTAATGCCCTCATTGCAGCCCCATCTACCGCTACTGTTGCTATTCGTGTTCTATCCGTAGCATTGGTAACTACTGGTGCGCAAAGCGTTAAGTTCTTGACAGCCGCTACTGACATCTCGGCCACTTTCCCATTGGCCGCTAATGGTGGTCTTGTGCTTCCCTATAACGAACATGGATGGTTCCAGTGTGCTGCTGGTGAAGCCCTCAATATTAACTTGAGTTCTGCTAGCGCCGTCGGTGTTCAAATCCAATATATGGTCCTGTAACTACCATGAAGTGGAATATTTTTAAAAAGACAGTTGAAGCTCCAGTGCCCCAAGAGGTCACGAGCTATGAGATTGTTGGTGATATTACGCTGAAAAAGCCTCAACGTTTTGATAACTGGCGTACAGGCATGTGGGTCAAGTTCAGTGAGAGCGTCGGAATTCTTCATGACATTAATGGCACCAATGCCGAAGTTCATCTGGTAGATGAATCTAGTGGTGATACTAAGTTAGTTGTGCAAACCACGCTAGGTGCATTGCGCCAAACGACGTATACAGAAATCCCAGAAGTTCGCCGTAGTGGCTTTGATAGAGAAACTGCAAGAGGTATGGGTTATGGCGATTAGTGTACCAGACGTAGGAGAAAACCTAATCCTAGAGATGATTGTCAATAAGACAGCAGCTCAAAATTGGGTACTTAAGCTTTATAGCAGCAACACTACTCCTGCTGAGAGTGACACCGCTGCTACATACACTGAGTCTACGTTTACTGGCTACAGCGCTGCTACCTTGACGGGTGCCTCGTGGGGTTCCGCCTCCGGTGGCTCTATTGCATACGCACAGCAGACTTTTACTTGCTCTGGTGCCGGTAGTGAGAACTGCTACGGTTACTTTATTGTGCAGGCATCTAGTGGTACGTTAGTTCTATCTGAGCGAGGCACTGGTGTTCCTTTTGTGATTACAACTATTGGTGATAACGTTAAAATTACACCAACAGTAACAGCGAGCTAATGTAGTATGACTCCTTCTGAAATCATTGCTCTTCGTGCTAAAGTTTTTCAAGATGCTTCTGCTGCTGCTCTTGTTGCTGCGGGGAATTCGTTTGGTCTATTGGCATACTTAAATGCTGACACATCTCCAGCATGGATTGTGTGGCGAACGGCTGTATCTCAAGATGAGATCATGCTTAATGGGTTTGATTGGGCGCGAGTAGATAATCTCTCTGTAGGTAAGGCTCGTGTGTGGGAATGGCTTTTTGATAATGATGCTAAATCGTTAAATCCAAGTAAAGCCAATGTTCGTGCTGGTATCGACCAAGCCTGGGTAGGCACAGGTGCTGATCTTGCAGTCAGGGCTGCTGTATATGTCCATTGTAAACGTACAGCAACAGTTGCAGAAAAGATGCTTGGTTCTGGTACTGGTACAGACGTAAGTCCAGGACTGTTAACTTTTGAAGGCCTGCTGTCTCAATCTGACACCACATCTATTATTTTTAAAGACAACGGTCAAATTTGGACTGCTCAAGGATAAGCTATGGCAAAAACAATGACCGCTCAGGTACTTGTATCAAGTGCTACAAATACGGCAGGGTCAACTACTCGTGGAAGATTAGACGTATCTGCTGCTGACGGCGGTATGATTAGATGGCGTATTACAAATGGTGGGACCGGGCCGACCGTCCAATGCACCGCCAACATTCTGATGGCGCGCAAGCAAGGTAGTATGCCTGCGGCAGCGTCCGAGGGTACTGGAGATGATGACTGGAAAAAGGTCGCCTCTCAGGGTGGTGGTACTGCAAACAATGCTAGCACAAATGGCTCCTATCGTTTTGGTCCTGAAGTAGCCTACATTGAAATCGAGTTCACAGGGAACACAGCACAATCGGTAACAGTAGAATGTACTGGTGATAGCTACGTGTATTAAGACATGGCGGATAAACGTCTTGTCTTAGAGCCTTGGCTTCAACAACCACAAGAATTTGTAGGACTTAATCTCCACAATCCGGCTGCTGTAGGTTTGGATGTTGCCTACTCAACGCTGTATGGAAAGAACGCGGCAGGCTACGGCGAGATGGTGCCATCGGGCTCGCCGCTCCAAGTAGCTGGACCAGCGGGACTGGGTGTTCAGTTTGCGGTCGGTGGCTCTCAGAGTTTTACGACAACTTTTCCACCGCTGCCGGATGGCACACCATACACCCTGGCGGCGGTAGTTGAGCTGGATGCAACGACAGGTGCCCGGTTATTCTACAATAGCGACAACACCAACCGAGAATTCCAGTTCCGCACGAATGCGGGAGTGTTGGAGTTCATCGCCTTCAACACGGCGGTATCGACTTTTACGGCAGCAGGAGCAACCCTAGTACCCGGTGTTCCAACAGTAGTGATGGCGCGGGCATCAACTAAAGCAGAAGTCTGGGTAAATGGAGTTTTGGGGGGTACTGCCCCGTCAATCACAGGAACGTTAAAGGGCCTAGGGGCCATCAACACAATCATAGGGACACGGCTTTCGGCAGGCTGGGGCGGGAAGGTCTACTCCATCTGGCGCTGGCCATATGCGATCTCTAATGAGCAAGTTGCAGAGTTCTTCAAGAACCCATGGAACACATTTGAACCGCAGCAGATATGGGTCCCAGTTCCAACTAGTTCTGGAAATACCTACACAATCACTCCATCTGGTGGTGTTGTGTTTGCTGGCACTGGCGGTGAAATCAATACTAAAGTGTTAGCTACTTCTGGCGGAGTCACCATGGGTGGTACAGGCACCATGACTTTTAATAGTGGGGGTACTACGTACACAATTGTGCCTAGCGGTGGTGTTACCTTAGGTGGTGCTAACGCAACGGTCAAGGGCAAAGTGTTTATTCCCAGTGGTGGTGTATCTTTCGGAGGCACTGCTCCCACAGTTAAGACAGATGTCCAATCTCCGAGTGGGGGTATTATATTTGGTGGTACTGGTAGCATGACTAGTAACACGACGCCCTCAGGTTCTGGTAACCCAGGTGAGCGCACTAAAGTAGGAACAGGAACTTAATATGCCACGTAGTTATTATAAACATGGTGACTGGAATGCCATCTGCGACATCTGTGGCTTTAAGTTTAAGGCCTCCCAGTTACGCAAAAACTGGCGTGGTTTGATGGTAGACGATGCCTGTTGGGAACCACGGAACCAACAGGACTTTATTAAGGTTCGTGCCGAAATGGGGGCTGCTCCGTGGTCTAGGCCACAAGGAGATGTAACTTACTTACCAGTGTGCTACTTATGGGACAATAGTGGGTATGCTAATTTAGCCAAAGCTGGCTGTATGGTTGCTGGAGGTAATACTTACACCGCAGCGTTTCTAACACAACAAAAGAATTCAGGAAGTATTACCTAATATGGCTTCTACTACATTTGTTAACAATCAGACATTAGTGCCTGCTGAGTGGTTAAATGATGTTAATACTACAGCATACAAAACATACGTTAACGTACGCCAATCCCCCTATAACGCTACAGGCAACGGCACAACAGATGATTATGCTGCTATTCAGGCAGCTATCACAGCTAATCCAGGAAAAGAGATTTTCTTTCCTCCTGGGATATACAAAATTACCCAAGAGCTAGTTGTTACTGGAGACAACACAACAATTAACCTTGGTTATAGTTATCTACGCCAAGCCACTAACAACGTCAACACCATTACGTTTAAGCCGACTACGGCTGGCACAACTGCTGCGTTCTTAAATTACCCCACCATTAAGAATGGTATCATCTATCCTGTAAACCCAGACACTACAGGCAACTCCCTTGAGTTGCGCCAATGTAACAACCCTGTTGTTGAAAACATTGTAATTAACGAAGGTGATTTTACAGTGTATGGTGGACAATTAGGCCTCTGTAGAGGATGCTCTTTCTACGCCAGTGCGGGTTCTTCTAAGGGCACTGGCTCCGCCTTAGTTCATTTCCGGGAAGCTCCATATGGCGGTGGCTCTTATCAACCATGTTTTACATTTATTGTGGAGAGTTTTAGAGCATCTTCTTCCAAGAAGCGCGATGCGATCTTCAGAATCTATAATGGTGATGGTGTATTTATTAAAAATGGATATGCTGCCTATGGATTGACTTCTATTGTGTTGGTGTTAGGCGAGCGTAATGGTGGGTATGTATCCGCATGTGGGGTCTCTGGAATGTATCTCGATAGTGGAAACACTGCTACAGGCACGACTAATGGATTAGAATTTAGGGCAGACGGAAACTCTAGTTTTAATGTCTATGAGTTTTCTGTAGATAATTGCAAATTTGGTAATGGTCCCGGTAGTGCTATCTTGTGCCGTAAGCCACAACTAAATGATCTCAATGTTACTAATTCGTGGTTTGGTAATTATGTTACCTGGGCCATTGATCTAGAAATGGGTACACTTGGTACACCAAATATTGAAGGATGTATCTTCAATGACAATGGCACAAATGGTGTCTCCGGCACTATTCGGTTATCTGGTGGTAATACCTACAACCTCGTTGGGAACATTTTCAATAACAACCTTAATGTTGTTGTCAATGCATCTGGTACTTGGGTTGCTGGTAATCTCACTGGTAATGTGAATAGCGGCACCATTGCCGACATTAACATCAGTGGAGCTACCTACACAGATAAGCTGTATTTCTCGGGTAATACCAGTAAATATGCTTTCCCTGGAACACAATATAGTTGGGTTGGTACAAAGAGTAAGTACACAGATTACGCTGACAACGCTGCGGCGCTGGCTGGTGGTTTAGTATCTGGATGTGTGTACCAAACTAGTGGTACGTTAAAGGTGGTAACATAATGGCAGCATTAGAATCTGGTGGTATCACCGCAGGCATTATTAAATTTGGTTGGATTAAATTTGTAACGTTAGGAGCAGCAGGAATAGGTGCAGCAATGATGGCAATCTTTAGACCTCCCAAGACTCGAAAAGAAATGTTCTACCAGGGTGTAGTAGCCCTAGGAGCTTCACTCCTATTCGGTGGAACTATTGCACAAGCTGTTATCCACTATGTTCCCTTTATGGATTTAACCACGTCAACCTTTGAAGAGTATCTCCAATATCTAGCTTCTATTCATGGTGCTGTTGGTGCAATGGCGTGGGGTGTCTTTGGTGGCTTTGCCCACTGGCGCGATAAGGCCGGTAGCCAACCCATCACAGAAACAATCAAAGATGCTAAAGACAATATTCTTTAAATACAAATGGGCAGCCTATCTGGTTGCCTTTTTGTTATATACATTTGGTGTGTGGCATGTAACCAACACATACAACAAAGCCTCCATCCTTGAAGATAAGCTAACCGAAACAAATGCTGTCTTGAAGAATGTCCAGGACAACAACGAACTTGGTAAGACTATATCAGGCAAGCTCCAGAAAGATTTGCAGAAGTATCTCGCAGGCGGGAAAACGATCACGAAGGAAATACAGCGTGAAATTATCACAAACAATATCTATAATGATTGTAAGTCTACTGATGGCGTCGTGCGGAACTACAGGCAAAAGCTTGAGTCCCAAGACAAGCCCGCCGAGTGACACGATGGTGGAATGTCCTATCATTCCCAAGGACGGTAAGTACGACACCTTCGGTGATGTGTGGCAACGATTGGATGAGCTTACGGATATGTACATTGAGTGCCGCCTACGGCACAAGGGTTTAATCGAATACAACAAGGAAAGTAAATAACATGGCAACCTCTGGTGTATCCATCTGGGCTCCTACTAGGGATTCCATTATCAACTCCGCATTACGCAAACTTGGTGTACTCGGAGAAGGCGAGAGCGCCAACTCTGCACAACTGAGTGATGCCCAGACTGCATTGAATGCTGTCATCAGCGAACTTCAGACAATGGGTATGCAGCTCTGGAGTCGCGTCGAATATACGCTAACTCTGGTGTCTGGGCAACAGAGCTACACCTTTGGTGTAAGTCAATCTGAGAATACACCATTCCCGCTTAAGTTAGTTCAGGCTAATCTTGTTGTGCCTAACTCGGCATCCAGACTTAACATGGAAGTCCTGGCACACTATGATTTCAACAATCTTCCTGTATCTTCTACAGGACAGCCTGTTAACTTGATGTACCAGCCATTCAATAACTATGGTGTTATTAGTGTATGGCCAACTCCTGATGCTAGCGTACCTAGTGGCACTACAATCGCCTTAACGTACCAACGACCATTCGATGTGTACACGGCTGCTGGTGAGACAATGGATTTCCCCCAAGAGTGGGCTAACACACTCATCTATCAGTTGGCGTTGCTGTTGGCTGATGAACACTCGTTGCCCATTCCCGACAGGCAGTGGCTGGAAAAGCAGGCGGATCGTCATCTTAACACTGCGCTGTCTCAAGGACAAGAAGAAGTATCGTTCTTCATTCGTCCAGATGATCGGAGATAATTTTGGCTTTCAATAAAGCACCATCACAAAGCACGTACCAAAGTCAGGATGTGAAACTCATCTATGACTTAACTAATCGTGATAAAACTGGAGCTAAGGACACAATTGCTGTGAATGGCTTTTGGGAATTAATTAAGAACAAAGCCACCCAGGACAATGATTACGAATTTGTAAAGAGAAACGGAACATCTGGATATCCTTACGAAGCCGGTTCCACTAATATACGTGGGATGCATTATTGGCGGGATCAGGACAAATTATTTGTCGCTTATGATAGTACAATTGCTATTGTAACCGGAAGCACTGGAGCAGGCATTGCTACTGTGACTCCATTTGCCACAACAACTGGCGATGTTGGGTTTACTGAGTTCCAATACGCTAGTGGGGCTGTGAAATTGGTTGTGTCTGACGGAACAACATTAATCACAATTGACAGCACAAACACAGTGGTTACTGGTGCCGATCCAGATATGCCTAGTTCCCACGAACCACACATCTTGTATTTAGATGGCTACCTCTTTATGGTCAAGAGTGGCACAGCCGACATTTATAACAGCGATTTAGATGATCCGTTAGCGTACACCAGTGGTAACTTTATCACTGCTGAAATGTTGCCAGATTCCCTAGTAAGATTAGCTAGACTCAATAACTATATCTTGGCGATGGGTACAGCATCTATTGAATATTTCTACGATGCTGCTAATGCCAGTGGTTCACCCCTCAATCGTAACGACACTCCTATCAAGCAAGTTGGCTATTTAGGTGGCCTAGCCACTAAAGAAAATAAAGTCTATTTTGTTGGTAAGACTCCAGGCACTGACCCTGAGCTGTTTGTGGCAGAAGATTTTAAATTAGAAGCAATTGATTCTCCCCCACTCCGTAGATATATCCAAGCTTTTGGCAATTTTGCTGGCTCCATATTATCGTATGGAGGAAAGGATTTTTATGTGTTGTACACATACAGTACAATTACATATCAAATGGATTTAGATACAAGATTGTGGACACGGTTAGCGTACAGAGCCACAACAACATTCCCTATTTTGTACTCTGTCAATTTAATATACAGCAGTCTTGGTAGTATTTCCATTATAGCTCAACAAGGCTCAGCCAACCTTATTTATTTTAATCCAACTGTGTACCAAGACAGTAGTGTTAATTTCTCAGTGATTGGACAAACAGAGCTACAGGCATTCGATACTAACCACAGTAAATTTATGTCTAGATTAATTGCTGTGACCGACAGGGCATCCGCGACGTCATCCTTGTCTATTCAATGGACAGACGATGATTATCAAACATATTCTACTGCACGAACTGTTGACTTAAGTAAAGAAAAGCCTAAGCTGAATCAATTAGGTAAGTTTGTGCGTAGAGGATTTAAGTACACATACACAGACAACTACCCGATGCGGTTCTATAAGTTTGAAGTAGATTACAACATAGGGGTTAAGTAAGCATGGCTGCTATTTTACCTCCGACACCAGTTGGTGTACCTCCTGGAAGTTCCTACTGGAATGACTGGTACGAGAAATTACGTTACTTAGTTAACACAGGCTCTATTACAGTAACGTGGACTAATATCAATTTTGCTGGTAGTAACATCACTGATATTGCTTCCAGAGCCCACAACAATTTACAGAGTATTCAAGGCGGTACAGCCGGTGAATACAATCATTTGACTAACCTAGAGTTAGCCCGTCTTTCTGTAATCAGCTTGGCGGGTCTTCCGACCACCAGCGACATTGCAGCAGGTAAGTGGGCTGTGTACAAAGATACTAGTGGCGGAACAGTCCGCTTATGGACTAACGATGGTGGCGTGATGAAATCCGTCACGTTAACGTAAAGGATAGACATGGCAAACTATGGTGATATGCCAGATATTGGTTCCCTTGGTGGGAACATGTATGGGGATGATGGTGAGAATAGCGTAACAACGGGAGGTCAACTTTCGTCTGAACAGAATGACGCTAACATTGGTGTCAACACTGATCCTTGGGGATACGACTTCGGTTCTGCTGGATTTGGTACTCCTGGTGGCTTTAGCCTAGGTTCCTTGTTTGGATACAATGCTCCACAAGGTCTGCCTACATCCACTGGTGATTATACAGGAAATGCTTCCGACTACGGGTTCGGTAATTTCTTAGAGTCGCCGTTTGGTAAGGTAACTCGTGCAGCATTGGGAATGACTCCGCTAGGTGCTGTAGCCAATGCGGGGTACAACCTGTCTAAAGGCAACTACGGTGGTGCTGTCTCTAACTTCTTGGGCGGGCCTGCTGGCTCCCTTGTCGGGCTTGGCGTTAACGCCGCAATGGGTAAGTCTAGTCCTGGTGCCGTGGGCTCTACCATTGGTGGATTAGCTGGAGGTATGGCCGGTGGCCCAATAGGTTCTTTTGCAGGCAGTATGCTTGGAGGTAATATGTTTAGTGGCTCGGGTGGTGGATACTCTGGTACACAATCCCCTGGTGGTAATGGTTTGGATTATGGTGCATTAGCTAGTGGTCTAGCTGGTTTGTATATGGCTAATAAGGGGAGTTCTGATGCAGGTAAAGCCGCTTCTGGTGCTACTGATTCTGCTAATGCTTCTCTCGAATCCATGTTCGGCGCTAATAGCGCGGCAGCACAGCAGATGCGTCAAGAGCTTGATCGTAGAGATGCCGCTTCAGGTAGAAGAAGCCAATATGGCCCACGAGAGGTGGAGCTACAAGCTGCGCTGGCTAAACTCAAGGCTGGTGCTTATCCTGGCATGGTTAACGCCAACGTGAATGCGTCCAACGCTAGCCTTGCGGCTAAGAACGCTCAACGTGTTAAACAAAATCAGATGCTAAGTTCTCTCTTGTATCTTGGCAAGAACAGTGGTGCTTTTAGCAAGTTAGGTGATATGTTTGGTGGTGGCCAACAAGCTCCTAATATTTCTGCTGGTGAGTTTGGACAACTTCCTGATGGATACAATGCGTTCGGGAGTATGACCGCTTCTCCTAATAGCTTGAGTAATGGTGGTGATAGTGGTGGTGGCGACTGGTGGGATAACATCTAATTATGGACATGCTTAATTCTAAGGACTACTCCGGTATGTTCGGAGAGGGTTCTCCCATTGGTACATGGGAACAACTAAAGGCCAACGATCTTGCTCAAATGTTTCAACAACAGAAACTACAGCAAGAACAAGAAACTGCACGTAAAATGGGCCTGGAGAATATGTTCGCTGAACAGAACAATCCACTTCGCTTAGAGCATCAGCGTGCCCAAAACGAAGGGCTAGGTTATCAAAATCGCGTAGCAAGGGTTGGGGCAAATGAAACTGAACAACTGGCTCCGTACATGCTGGACGCTAAAAAGCAAGAAGCTATTACTAAGGTGTCTAAAGCACAAATGGACGACATGGAGTACAAGGCTCAGCGGATGGCTTATTCTCCTGATTCTGCTATCGCTGCTCAAGGAGAAGCCCTCCTCAAGAAACACGCCGATTTTGTCAAGATTCGTGAGCAAGCTAGAATCGCTCAAGAAGCTGCCACTGCTCGTCAAATGTTTGAGGCCGGGCAAAAAGACCTCGACAGAAAGAACCAACGACAAATAGCCCAGATGGGTATTGATGGTCGCATTGCTGCTAAACAAGCGGGTGGTGGTAAAGCTGGTGGCCTAGACTTCTGGAGTTCTTATTACAAAAATGTTCGTGGTGCTAAAAACCAACACGCTGCTCTTGTTGCTGAAGCTACTAAACTTGGGCAAGATGATCCTCAAGCACAAGTGATGCTACAGATGGCTGAGGCATTACGTCCCCAAGCGGAAGCCGAGATTGCTACTCCGAAGCCTGGATCAGTTAATGCTGGAGCAATGGGCAACATCCCAACTAATCCAGGTCCGCAGATTGCACCACGTTCTGTTAAGGATATTGGTAAAAAGACTGGTCAGACTAAGAATGGTGTCTCTTACGTGATTGAATAAATGCCTAAAATTACATTTGAAAATGGTTACAGCGTAAACTTCGATGGTGATCCTACGGATGATGATATCGAAGAGGCGTACCAACACACGACTAAACTTCCGCCTAAACAAAAGCAGGATGATGGTGGTGTGTTTAAAGGTATTGGCGAAAGCGCACTAGCCCTCGGCTCTTCTATGGCTTTAGCTCCCATTGGTGGTCTTGCTGCCTTGGGTAGCTTGGCTACGGGCCAGGGGTTAGATAAATCAATTAAAAATCTAGATGGTGTGATGGAACAGGGCTATCAGCCCCGTAGTGAGAAGGGAAAGAAGTACACAGAGAATGCTAGCTGGGCTCTCAACCTTCCCGCTGAATATGGTGGTAAGGCTGGTGAATTTATTGCTGGTAATGAAGGCCGATTAGTTGGGGAAGTTGCTGGTAACTTTGCTACCGATCTACTGCCGTTTGGTCTTGCTGCTAAGGGCATGAAGAAGTTTGGCAAGAAGACAGAAGTAACTGCTTTAGACAAGATTCGTGCTGAAACTAAGCCAGTAGAAAAGCCCCCAGAACCTTTGAAGGATACACGCGATCCTAAGATGCTATCTAAGCAAGCTTATGAACAAGCTCTGCGTGAAAGGGAATTACAGCGTACTTCTGCGTTTAATCGTCCAGAACAATTCCCCGATTTAATTCAAGAAGACCCGATGACTCGTATGGCACGAGACTTGGGTGCAGATGTTGATCGACCCACCCCTAAGCCCGAGCCCACTACTCCAATGGAGAAGATGGCTGCTGATCTGGAGCGTGGCCCTAACAACACAGAAGCTTGGAAAGCACAGGATATCTTGGAAGGACGCAAGGCTGAGGAAGATTTTCAGGTTAAGCGCCAAACAGCATTGGACTCTCAGGCTGCTGAACTCCAACGTCTGGAAGGCAGACCTGCTGTATCTCCTGAACAGAAGGTATTAGAGGCTACGCGTAATCAAGAAGAACTTCGTTCCTACATGGAACAGGTTAAGACTCTGCTAGAAGAGACAAAGCTCCAGGAAGCTGCCGCAAAGGCCCGTGGTGACCTCGAAGCAGCTAAGCGTGCAGAGGTGGCCCAGAAAGCTTTAGAAGACCGTCAAACACAACTAGAGCTTGAGGTTAAGCAGCAAGCTACGTTAGACCTGAATGCTGCTGAGCGTGGTAGGCAAGAGGCTGCTCCACTTCCTGTAGACACTCCGCCTACTAAGCACGACTTCTGGACTAACTTCAAGAAGGGTCCGATCAGTTCTAAAAGTTCTATGGGTAGACAGCGTGGTGCTATCTTAAATCCTTTTGCTAAAAACGAACCACTCGATCCCATGCGTGCATCTAAGGATGGTACGCTAGTTCCTGAAAATCCTAATATCAAGGCTGTTATCGAAAAGGCTAAGGGTGAGAAGGATGGTAAGTTACTAACGTATTTTCAGAGTGGTGCTACCAATGCTGCACATAAAACAGGTAGTACCTTAATCAAGGCTGCTAGCCAGATCGTACAGAACGCCACTAAGCGTGCTGAGAAGGTCGTACGTGGTGCTGTGCATCCTGCTGAGGAAGCATTACGTAAGCTGTCTAAGGACGAGGTACACACCCTAGGTGAGCTGTTCAAGGATGAAATGTTCAAAGGACAGCGCTACGATGGTGAAGTCCTTGCTAAGCACCTATCTATTAAGCAGATTCAAGCATATGTCAAGGTACGCGAAATGTTTGATGCTTCCTTGGATATCCAGAATACTGCTCGTGACGCTAAGGGGTTAAAGCCGATTACTGCCCAAGAGGCATATATGTCTAGCCGCTGGAGCGGAGACTTCCGCCGTCCTGTTTATGACAAGAACAAGAAGTTGGTGTGGTATCTTGCTGCTAACTCTAAGTTGGGCCTGGAATCACAAAGTAAAGCACTCTTGAAGAAGTTCCCTGATCTTGTGATTGATCCTAAGAAAGATCACACGATCCGCAGCGAAATCGGTAAGACTGACTTACAGAGTATGTACACAACGATGCTGGATATTCTCGGCAGGGATGATCCTGCTGTACAGAAGATTGAGGCTGCTATCAAGGATCAAGTTGTCAATGAGGGTGAATCCTTCCGTGGTCAAACTAAGCACCATGAGAACAAAGCTAATATCAGAGGCTTTGTGGGGGATCGTCCTGGAGTTAATCCTGTGAAGGATTCTATTGATATGTTCCAGCAGCAGACTCAGTACGCTAAGAATGCTATTCAGTGGAGCGAGATGCAGAAAGCTGCTGATGACATTAAGGGTATCCTGGCTGATCCTGAATTAAACCAGTCGCAGCCCAACAACGTTAAGTATGTCCGTGAGTATTTTAAGAATGCTATTGGACATGGCGAAGCTAAGGCTGTGCGTGCTATTAGTGACACCATTCGTGAAGGGCTTGGCGTAAGCCCTAAAGTTTTATCTGATGGTGTAGGCAGCGTAAAGAGTTTCTTCATTATGCAGAAGCTTGGCTTCTCTGCTGGATACACCTTGTCTAACATGATTCAGACTACTAACGTCATTCCTCACATGACGGCATTAATGTCAGAAGGGTATCGTGGTAATCCCTTGAATGCTTTGAGCATTGGCGCTATCACAGGTCCTGCTATGGCTGCTACACACATGCTGCATAAGAGTGGTGGTGAGTTTAAGTTCCCTAATCAGTTTGTGCGGGATGCGTTTAAGTACGCCGAGGACAATGGTGTGATCGCTCGGTCTATTGTGGATGAAAGTCCTGTACGTGATAGCTTTGGTGTCATGGCTCCTGTGAAGAGAGCAGTATCTTGGACTCTTTCTACACCAGAAGCTTTTGTTCGTAGTACAGCGTTCATGACCTACGCCCAGTTCCTTAAGGACAGTGGTAAGTTCAAAGACCCGAAGGCTCTCTTCCAGAAGGCTGAGGAAATGGTTAACAACAGCATGGTTGACTACCGTGAAACTGAGCGGCCGCTGATGTTCTCTAAGCTTGGTGCTGCGGGTAACGCACTTAATACGTTACAAACATTCCCAATGTCATTCTATAACCAGCATTTAGAGATGGCTAAATACTTGAAGAAGGGTAACCCCATTCCTTTAGCAGCCATGTTGGGTATGGATTACATGATGGCTGGTGCGTTGGGTATTCCTTACCTTAACGATATTGAGAAGTTGTTTGGGTATATCCGTGATAACGTTGTGTCCCATTCTACGTACAAGAAGATGATTGACAGCCCCATGCTGTCTGATCCTAAAGCGTGGTTAATGGAGAACATGGGTAGAGCTAGCGTATATGGAGAACTAAGTGAGCGTACGGGCTTGGGCTTGTCGTCTCGTGTGTCTGCTCCTAATCCGTCTGAAATGATTCAAGCTCCTACAGGACCTATCCTGGACTTGGCTAAGCAAGCAGGTAACATTGGTAGTGCTGCCTTGGACCCCACCAACACCACTAAATGGGCTCAGGTTGCGATGGCCAGCGTGCCTAGTGGGTTAGCTGGTCTGTTAGAGAATACAGGCATCATGAAGGATCACACGTATGTGGAACGTCCTGATGGTACA